GCCGTAGTCGCTGGATGCAAAGCTGGCCGAAGCCCAGCACTCGATCTCCAAGCCGCCCTCCGCGTCGTACAGCACCGCCAGATCGGGGTGATCCGCAGGATCTACGCTCTCCAAAACCTGTATCGTTTCCTGTTTCATGACGGCATTCCTTCGTTTGTCTCTAGATGGTTCTTGATCCGTTTTCCGACCCAGCGCATGACCGGCACAGCCATGCTGTTGCCGAGAGCTTTGTATCGGGGTCCGTCGGCGGCAGGCTTGTTGCGGTGCGGCACCAGCGTGTGCTCGTCGGGAAATCCTTGCAGGCGTTCGCACTCGCGCGGGGTGAGGCGGCGCACGGCCAGCAGCGACGCAATCGCAGGCATCACGCCCCCATTCGCATGGCTCTTGCTGTGGTCGCCTGCCCGCATCGTTGGCGAAAGATTGTCGGTTGCGTCGGCCCCGTAATCCTTGGCGCTGAACGCCAGCACATGCGGCTTGTCGCCCCCGCCCGTCGACGCCCGCAGCGCCGTTGCGACCTCGCCGCCGACCTCTGCGGTCGCGCCGCCGTCGCGGCCCCGCAGGGCGACGGTGTGGGCAATCGTCGGAACCCCGCGCCCCGTCCCGTCCTCGCTGCTGCCCTTGCCATTGTTGGCTGTGTTCAGCGCGTGCGTGAGCTGGTCCCCTGTCACGGTCGTTACCGCAAGATCGGTCGCGTCCTTATAGTCGCGCGCTTTGACGGTCGATGCCGAATCGTCGTCGGCGTATTCCCCGAAGGCCGTCATGCGGAATCCGGATTGCACGGTCCCTGCGCCGCGTTGCGAGAACACTTCTTGATTGCTGGCTCCGATCCCGCCCGTGTTGTGTGATTGGTTCAAGTAGGGGTGAGGGTTCGTCAGGCTGCCCCAGTGACTGCCGCCCGCAGCGCCTGCTTCAGCATCGGCGGCAGGGCTTTGCCCCGTTTTTCGGCTCGGCGCAGTATCCCTGCGCAGGCCGTCGCGCTCAAATAAAACTTCGGTGGGATCGAACCCGTCTCTAGCACTTGCGACAACAAACACACGACGGCGTCGTTGGGCCAGTCCGAAATATTGGGCGTCGAGGGTCCGCCATGCGACTGTTCTTTGGGGACCAAACACACAACCAGCGTTTGTCCATCTGCCCCCTGCCGCGACCAACGGCTCACTTTCGCCGGCAAGCCCTGCAAGAAAGCATCCGAAGGCATTGTCTTTGGTGTTGAGGACGCCGGGGACGTTTTCCCAAACGATGATACAAGGGTCACTTCCATCTGATTGTCGCACTCTGTCGATTTCATTTGCCAGCTCCACATATGCTAGGGTCAGCGCCCCGCGTTCGTCTTCTAATGATCCGCGCTTTCCAGCGACAGAGAATGCTTGGCATGGCGTGCCGCCAACCAAAACGTCGGGGGCGAGGATGTCGCCGTTGGCCACCATATCCGGCAGGCGCAGCATGTCCCCATAGTTCGCGGTCCGTGGCCAGTGGTGCGCCAGCACGGCGGACGGGAACGGTTCAATCTCGCTGAACCACGCAGGCTCAAACCCGAGCTCGTGCCAAGCAACGGAAGCCGCTTCGATCCCACTACAGACGCTCCCGTACTTCATGTCACCAACCCCGCCTGCTTCGCGCCCTTGTACAGAGCCAGCATGTGCTTCATCTCCGCGCGCGTGACGCCGTGATCGATCAAGCTGTCGACCTCGGCTGCAATATCACACAGGGCGTCCACAGGCGCCCCGTCCTCGTTCCCCGCAGCGCGCAACGCCGCATAGGCCGCGCGGTTCAGATCCTCCATCGCTTCTTGGTATGTCTTGGTCATTGGTTCTCTCCCTCTACACTCAGTGTCACGATCCGAAACTCGTCGCGGCACATAGGCGACGACATGTCGCCCAGATCATACGCCTCCTGCAGATCCTCCAAAGTCTCCGCAATCTCTACCTCAGCCTCCTCTTCACTGGCAAAGGTCATCGGCTTTTGGTACTCGGACCACACAGCCTCCCAAACGCTGCCCATGCGGGTCTCCACAATAAAGCGCATCACGTCACCTCCTCCAGATACAAGAACCCAGCGCTGTTGCCCTCTTCGTCAGAGGAGATAACAACGCGGACCTTGGTCCCGTCAGGGTGCATCATCAGAAGTACAGGGAAGACAGTGCCCTCGAACTCGTCCGTGTCAAACTCGACACCCGTTACGACGTAGTCGATCAGCTGGCTGTAGTATTTTGTATAAAAGTCCACGGTTCTCTCTCCTTGGTTAAATAATCTCTACTTGTGGAATATAAACAAGTGTCGCGGGTAGTCAAGAGGGGTCAGCAGTTATTGGTGCGTGGTCCTCGGATCTTGGCTCCTGACAGCAAAACGGCGGTCTCCTGACAGAAATCAGGGTTTCCTGACAGCCTCCTGACAGAGAGGTGTCAGGAACGGGTCGTTTGTTTTCAATGGGTTAGCGGGGGTGGGATTTGGGGGATTGGTACTCGGACCTCGGGCCTTTGTTATTTGTTTTCAAGGGGTTGAGGGGGTGTTTGGTGAGTTTCCCTATAGGGGGGGTCTCCTGACACTCCTGACAGGCGTCTCGGGCCAGATCGTTTTGCGTTTCACACTCGGAGTTTTGCTCGAAATGGTGTCAGGAGTGTCAGGAGAGGTATCAAGTACTTGTTTTACATGGGTAAAACCTCCTGACAGACAGGGAAAACAGCTGTCAGGAGAGTGTCAGGAGTGTCAGGAGAATTGGAACTGAGTTTACATGCAGCGCGTTTTTTCCAGTATGGCCTTTTTGTTTTCAGGGAAACGATCTGGGAAAAGCCCTATAGGGAAACTCGCTTGAAGAGATGGGCCGCTCTGTTGTATACCGACAACAACCAACATCTTGGAGGGCCAGATGCCGTACAACAAGAACAAGCCTGACTTCTGGGACAAGACACCAGAGACCTTTGCAGAGACGGAAGAGTACCCCGACGGGGTGTACCTCCGAGTGGACGGCAAGCCGGATCCCCGCAAGGGAAAGCTGACCAACCGGCAGAACACGTTCGCCGAGCTCTACGTCGAGGGGATCTATACCAGCACCGAATGCGCCCGTAAGGCTGGGTTCGCCCACGACACCGCAGGCCAGTACTCCGGCAAGCTTCTGAATGGCGTCGACTTCCCGCAGGTCGTGGAGCGGATACAGGAGCTGCGGGAGGAGCGGCAGCGCCGGTTTGGTGTGACCCTAGACGGCCAGCTTGCTCGACTGGCGCAGCTGTCGCAGGGTGCAGAGAGCTCGAAGCAATATTCGGCGGCGATCACCGCAGAAAAGCTTCGCTCTGCCATGGGCGGCCTGACCATCGACCGGCGCGAGACGATCAACACTCTGGACCAGCTGTCGCGTGATGAGATCACCGCCAAGCTTGCTGAGCTGCAAAGCAAGTACCCCCAAGCTTTCCAGATTGAAGGCACCAAGATGAAGGATGTGAGCCCGAATGAGTCAAGGACCCGAAGCGAGATTCTGGAACTCAGTGCGAGCAAGCAAGCCCCCAAACGTCCTGCTGACGAGGATTGAAAACCGCAGCGGCGGTGGGGTTCCGGACGTGCATGGAATCGTCGACGGACTGCCCTTTTGGCTTGAGCTGAAGGTGAAGAGCTCTGCACGCGTAAACGTGCGTCCGCACCAAATCGCGTGGCATACATCGTTTTTTGCAAAACGGGGCCTGTCGTTCTTCTTGGTAAGCACCCAGACCCGAGGTTCGAGCGCCCTGATTCGTGGCAATTATGCAACACAATTGGCCCAAAACCCCTTATCCGAGGTCCAAGGACCACGATTTGGGGACTTTGGGTCGATGTGGGAGGGCATAAGTGTTGCAGTTTGGTCACACTACCGAGATTTGGTAGCCGACTAGCCCTGCGGCCCTGCGCCTTTGTCGTCATGCATTTTTGCAAAGCCCTGCGGCCTTGCTCCGTGGTTCTCGTGGTACCCGTGTTCGCGCTCTGCCTGCTTGCGGGCGTCGACGGCGTCTTGGAAGATGACGAAGTTGCCGATGTGTATTGGTTTGCTGTCGGCCCCTTTGATCGCTGCTATCCATCGCCTTCTGCTTTTGTGCCAGAACACGCCTGTGACCCCGCTTTTGTTTCGGGCCATCATGCGCATGTTGCGACTGTTTTCTGCGGATGTTGCTTCGCGGAGGTTCGACATCCGATTGTCGGCTCGATTACCGTTGATGTGGTCTATCTCTGCGGTGGGCCACTGTCCGTGGTGCATGGCCCACGCTACGCGGTGCGCGCGGAACCCGTTTCCGTGGATGACGCCGTGCAGGTAGCCTTCGAAGTTGACGCATGCCAGAGCTGGTTGCCCTGCGAGTCGCTGGTTAAAGCTTCTGCGGTCGTTTGGACGGGTTCGCCATGTCAGGGCCCCTGTTTCTGGGTTATAGATCAGCAGCTGGTGCAGCTCTTCGATGGTTGGTAGCTCTTTTGTCATGGCGTCTCCTGCTCTGCGGCCCTGCGTCTTGTGCTCTGCGGCCCTGCGTCTTGTGCTCTGCGGCCCTGCTCCTGTGATATTTATGCAACACTCGTGGTCCAGGGGCCGTGATCCGTGGACCACGGCCCGCTTGCCTAGTGTTCTACGATCGCGATTGACTTGGCTACCACGGATCCCCGGCATAGCTTGCACGATGCGCACGTTGTCCGGCGTCCGGCCTCTTTTGATGCTGGACATAGTGTCTCGTTTGCCTTGTCCAGATCCGCAACGCCGGTGATCACGCGGAACGTGCGACGGCCCGCGGCCCAATGGTCCAGCGCTTCGGCGTGCGTGTCCGCGCTTTGCATCGCGATGTCCGGACGCCATGGCTTTTGGTGCGTGTATGCGGTCCACGTGACGGCCTCTGCTAGCAGCTCGGTCCACACGTGGTCCGGCACGGCTGCCGGATCCCCGTAGGTTCCACAGCGCACGACGCGCCCGCGACCGATCGCGGCCCGTGATGCTGGATCCTGCGCCTCCGGATACACGCCGCGCCCGATCGCCTTGTAAACGATCAGCACGCCCTGCCCTAGGTTCACGTAGCAGCGGCGCCCGATCGCAATCTTGCGAGCCGGATCCGCTGTCGGTGTGCCACGTAGCGGACACGTGCCGCATATGCTGACATCCGCGCCGGTCTTGCTTGCTTCAAGCGGGTTGATATCCGCGCGCAGGATATATGTCTGCACGACCGCGCCGGTCTTGCTGTTGCGGTTTGAATAGGTGGCGACAACCACAATGGGCGCGCCGTCAATCCGGCTTGGCCCCTTGTAAATGATTCCGCTTTTCATGGTTCGGTTTCCTTCGTTAAAATGGCACAAGCGCCATGATGCTATGATACGCCACCAACAAGCGGCGCACAAGATCTTTTTCCCTTGAGCCCTGCGGCCCTGCGGCCCGCCGTCTCTCTTTTATATGCTATGCCCTGCGGCCCTGCGGCCCTGCGGCCCTGCCTCTTTCTATTATATGCTATGCCCTGCGGCCCTGCGGCCCTGCCTCTTTCTATTATATGCTATGCCCTGCGGCCCTGCGGCCCTGCGGCCCTGCG